CGATCAGGTAACTAAGAGAGCTGCTAAAACTGGTGGGCTACCTTTCGTAGTTGCTCGCTTGAATGGTCAAGGGGAGAAGAGTCCGGAGGACTACCTAGCATTCATGAGATTGGGCGACCTGGTCGGTCTATTGCTTAAAGCAGGTTACGGGGATTTCAGCGATGATCTTGCTAAACTAGAGCCTATGAGATGCAAGATGTGCGGCGCATGGGCGTTCACGGAAACTTGCAAGATGTGCGAGGTTGATCCAGATGCCAACTTATGAGTTCGAGTGCGATAACGAAGACTGTGAAAGCAACGCAAGAATTGAGCATTGGTATTCAATCATGGAGCCCCATGATCTTGAGTGCCCATTCTGCCATTCACCTATGCACAAGATTTACAGCTCGGTAGGCATCTCGTTTAAGTCGCCAGGGTTTTACAGTACGGACAATCGATGAAGATAGGTAGTCTATGCACCGGCTATGGCGGCTTAGACATGGCAGTCGAGTCTTACTTTAATGCCAAGACAATCTGGTGCGCTGAATACGATAAACAGGCATCCCAGTTAATTGAGAAGCGCTTTAACATACCTAATTATGGTGATATTAAGGCGATTGATTGGGTAAATCTAGAGCCAATAGACATCCTAACTGCAGGCTATCCGTGCCAACCATTCAGCAGCGCAGGATCAAGAAAAGGAAGTAATGATGAAAGACATCTCTGGCCGTATATTAAAGAAGCAATTAGCGTACTTAGACCAAGATTCGTCATCTTGGAAAATGTGCGAGGACATCTCAGCCTCGGCTTCAAAGAAGTTCTTCAAGACCTTACCGAAATCGGGTATGACACAAGGTGGCAAATTGTACGAGCTAGTGATGTCGGAGCCCCTCATCAAAGAGCAAGGCTCTTCATTATTGCTTACCCCAACAGCATCGATTGGCGAGTTTCATTATCGGACATCGCTACTGCCAACGCCATTAACAACGGATTCGCACATAGGAACCCCGGCGGATCTCAGGAGGGAATCGCCGTCACTGAGAGTAATGGATCTACTGCCAACGCCAACTGTGATGCACGTGAGGAATCACGACGAGCCTCTGTATGCCTATGCTCAGAGAGTCAAGGATTACGAATTGGGCAAGACCAAGGGCAAGCCGGGCATGAGTACAGGTTTAGCCGTGAGATGGATAGACAAAGTGTTCCGCCTACATTGGATCAAGATAAGTTAAACCCAGTATTCGTTGAATACATGATGGGATTGCCTAAAGGATGGGTAACTGATCTTGACATGTTAAGAACACAGAAGTTAAAGATGTTAGGTAATGGAGTAGTGCCGCAACAGGCCTATTACGCAATTTCGTTGCTCATGAAATATGACACGCCTTCTGAACAGGACTTATATGAATGTAATTGACACGTCTGGTACTCTCAGGGCTAGAGCCCCCAAAGGGCTCAGGGCAAGCCTGAAAGGCGCAGCTTGCCTGGTAGCCATCGCTATTGGGATATCTATGCCTGCTAAAGCAGGGGCGTCAAACCAAGCAATTCGATACGTCAAAGATTTAGCAAAGTATCAATTAACTGATAAGCAAGAGAAATGCCATCATGAGATTATCTACAGAGAATCAAGATGGAATCCAAGAGCTATCGGCAATAGAGGTGGAACTAAGCAAGCCTATGGCCTATATCAGATGAAGGTTGAAAGCCTTAAGAAAGGCTCAACTGTAAAGCAGTTCTGGATGTATTGGACTTATGTAAGCCATCGATATGGCCACACAGAATACGATGAGCCTAACTACTGTGCAGCTCTCAACCACCTCAAAACTAAGGGTTGGCAGTGAGTAAGTTAAAGAAGTCCGGCAGCACTACTGCATGGCGTAAACTAAGGCAATCAGTTATTAATCGTGATGGATGTTGCCAGATGTGCGGCACAGAAGAACGACTCACAGTCGATCACATAGTCCCAAGAGTATTAGAAGGCACTGATTCGATGAGCAATCTCCAAGTATTATGCGGATCATGCAATTCATCTAAGGGGGGTAGGTTTTTTGACAGTGCTAAGACACCCCCGACCCTTCATGTTCTTAATTCCCCTGAAAACGCCTCAATAAGCCACTATCGGATCGAAAAGGACTCAGAGTGACTGAACAGGCTCAAAAGGGCTCAGAAGGGCTCTCAAAGGGCAGGGAAGGGGTAGTAGAAGTCCGTTATGGCTCCCAGACTCCTAGAATCCGCTCCAAACCGCTTGATCTGCCTACTCGAGGCGATGAGATGATCCAGTTCTGCAAAGATATTGGGTTTCCCATGCTCCCTTGGCAGGAAGACTTGGCTAGAGATTGCCTGAGATATAAGCCAGATGGTCGCTGGGCTCACCCCCTAATTGGGATCATGCTTCCCCGGCAACAGGGTAAGTCTACCTTTATGGCGCTTAGAATTTTATTCGGTATTTACGTCCTAGATGAGAAGATGCACCTTGCTACCGCTCATACGCTTAACACAGCTGCGGAAATCTATTACAAAGTCGGAATCATGATCGAGAATAGCCAGTTGCTTATGGATAACTTCCTGAAGAAGTACGAGAGCAAGGGTTCTCAAGAAATGCGCTTCAAGAATGGCGCTCGATATCTGATCAGAGCTGGTAATTCGGCTGCGCGAGGTATTGCCGCGCCCGATGTAATCCATATCGACGAGTTGCGTGAATTTGATACTGAAGATGTCTGGTCATCTATGCGATTTACTCAGATGTCTAACCCTAATCCCCAATCTTACGTTTACTCAAACGCAGGCCATGCCAACTCGGTTCTTTTGCTTAAGTTTCGAGAGCGAGGACTAGCTGCTTCAGAAGGTGCAGACGATTCGATAGGTTGGTTCGAGTGGAGCGCCGTGCCGGGCGCGGAGATTACAGACGAAGAGGCTTGGTACCAAAGTAATCCATCTTTAGGCCACACGGTTCATGTCGATAACATCAAAGACGCACTATCAGACCGCGAGGACATCTTTAGAACGGAAGTTCTTTGCCAATTCGTATCCATGATCAACCCAGTTATATCCGAGGCCGAATGGAAGAAATGTAAGGCGGATGTACCTGCTCTTGATGATGAGAAGGATACTTGGATGGCTATTGATCTAAGTCCAGACAGAAAGCACGGTTCGCTCGTTGCTGGCCAAAGAATCGAAGGCGATAAGTTCATGGTCACCTTGCTTCACACTTGGTTTAACCCAGTTGCCCTTGACGATAAGGAAATGGCCAACGATATTGCCTTCTGGGTGCGTAAGTTTCCAGTAAATCAAGTCGCCTTCAGCAAGTCCACTGCCGGGGCAGTTGCAGCTCGATTGCAACCAGCAGGAATCCCGATGTACGAAATAGGCGGACAGGATTATCAGCAAAGTTGCGACGAGTTCGTTTCGGCCGTGACATCGATGAGACTTCAGCATGGCGATCAGGAAGAACTTACTAAACAAGTCCTAAGCGCGGTAAAACTTAACAAAGGTGATGGCGGTTGGGTCATGGGACGCAAGGCTTCGGGAATTGTCTGCGGAGCAGTAGCTGCTGCGATGGTTACTCACTTTGCGACACGAGCAGAATCGGAAGTAGACATTCAGATAGGATAATGTCTAAAAGTTGGACAGTTCGTGTATAATATGTCCAATGGGAATTCGTGATATTTTTACATCAAAGCCTTCTGTAGAAATTACAGTTGATGCGGCTTCTACTCCAGCGCCGTTTAACAACACAGGCTCATTCAACCCTTTCGTATTTACCCAATCGGTTGCAAGCCGCCAACAGGCGATGGCAGTTCCTACAATCGCTCGCGCTCGCAATATCATCTGCACAACTCTTGCAGGATTACCTCTCGAGCAATACTCAAAACTTAACGGCGGACATCAACCAACTCCAGCTGTAATTAATCAGCCAGACCCAAGAGTGCCGGGTTCAGCAATCTACGCATGGCTTGCAGAAGATTTACTATTTCATGGAATCGGCTACGGCCAAGTTCTAGAGCAGTACGGGGATACGGGTCGTGTCCGTTCATGGACTCGAGTAGCACCTGATCGCGTAACTCCTAAACTTAATCACCTACAGACAGAAATCGTTGGCTACCAAGTCGATGGTTCAGTCGTTCCTAACCAAGGGGTAGGTTCTTTAGTCGTATTTTACGGAATGGACGAGGGACTTCTCAATCGCGCAGGTCGCACAATTCGCGCAGCTCATGCACTAGAGCAAGCCGCAGAAACTTTTGCTAAAGAGCCAGTACCTTTGCAGGTTCTTAAGTCCAATGGAACTAATCTCCCTGCGGAACGTATTTCTAAACTTCTAGAATCATGGCGTACCGCTCGTCTCACTAAATCTACTGCGTTCCTTAACGCCGATGTAGAATTGCAAGCGTTGGGCATCGATCCAGCTAAGTTACAACTCAATGAGGCTCGCCAATACGTTGCTCTGGAATTGGCTCGCGCTTGCAACCTTCCTGCATACTTCGTAAGCGCTGAGATGACTAGCATGACCTATTCCAATGCTGTGTCGGAGCGTCGTTCGCTCATCGATTTCTCAATGAAGCCAATCCTTACTGCCATTGAGCAACGACTTAGCATGCCAGATTTTATTTCACAAACCTCGACGATCCGTTTCTCACTCGACGAGTTTCTTCGTACCGATGCACTGCAACGCGCACAGGTTTACGAAATTCTTAATCGTATTGGTGCGATGAGTGTTGAGCAGATTCAAGAAGAAGAAGATTTAATCCACAATGAAGGAGAGAACGCATGAAGATAACAATGCCCGTAGCCATTACGGCTGCCGATTCAGAGTCACGCATCATCGCTGGCCGTATCGTTTCTTGGAACGCTGAAGGTAATACCTCGGCTGGTCGCACAATGTTCGAGAAAGATTCGATCAAGATGTCCAAGAACACTAAGTTGGTTCTTCAGCATGACGTAACCCGTCCCCTTGGAAAACTCGTCAGCTTCGAGCAGGATGAGACAGGAATTATTGCAGAATTTAAGATCGCTAAAACAACCGCCGGTAACGACGCACTTGAAGAAGCAGCTACTGGGCTTCGTTCAGATTTTAGCGTCGGCGTAGATGTCGAAGAGTGGAATAACAAGGATGGCGTTATGGCCATCAGCGCAAGTAACTTAATTGAAGTTAGCCTCGTAACCGATGGCGCAATCCCCGGGGCAGAAGTCGCAAAAGTAGCGGCAGTAGATAACGAAGTTTCTGAGCCAACTCAGGAAGAAATACCATCAACCACAGAAGGAGAACAAGTGTCAGACACTACCGTTCCAGAAGTCGCTCCTGCCGCAGAAACGGTAGAGGCTGCAAGAGTCGA